CGAATTGACCGCCGCGACCAGCACGCGTTTACCGCCGATACGCAGCCTTACACCGATATGTTCCACCGCAAAAACTGCCGCGCTGGCGCTGATGGTGATGGTGCCATTCAGCGCACTTGGCGTCAGTGTCACTTCTGGTGCTGCAAAGCGGAAAAAGGCATCCTGGGTGAAGGACCAGGGCGTGATGGACCAACCCGTATTGCTGCGCTGCACTTTCTGCGGGCGCATATCGGGATGTGTCAGCAACAGCGTATCGGCATTCTGGGTAAAGCCGATTTGCGGCAACATGGTTTCGGTCCAGGGCGCAATCAGCTCCGCGATTTTCAGATCAGCAGCATAGACGGAAAGCTTCCCATCCGTCAGTACCATCAGATAAGTTTGCTCAGTATTGAATTCGAAGGGCAGCAGCCGCGCCACGCCAAGCAGCATCGCGACATGCTGAAGTCCAGGCCGGCGCGTGACGCCGCCAGTTGGCTGGATCACCACATTACGCAGGCGCCGCGCGCCATTTTCATAAGCACGCAGATCGGCGCGGCCCAGCAATTCAGGCGCCAATTCGCCGGCGGTGAAGCTTGTTTTGGTGCGTTTGATGGCGGACATGGATCAGCCCCTGACCGAAATCAGCGGGAATGAACCAAGCGCGGTGGCGCTGGCTTGTTGGCTATCGGCGCGCCTTGCACTGCGGAGTTCTGCTTCTGCAAATCGCGCGAGCAGTTCAGCGCGGGACGTGTTTTCTGTAAGTGGCAGGCAGAATTCCGCAGCCAGGCGCGCCATAAGGGCCGAGGCGAAGAAGGGCGGAAAGCTACCCTCATCCGGGCGAAAAATATGCGTCAGCGCCACGGTTTCGACATCAGTCATCAGCTTGCTGCCTTGGATGCGATACAGCAGGCCAGTCGCGCGCCCCGCGGTGCCGGCGGAAATGGCGCGCAGAAAATCGGGGGGCAGTTGGAAGGCGTAGCGGAATTCCGCACTGGGGCTTTGCGCGAGACGCGGCAGGGCCGCTTGGGTGGTCGCAAAGGACCAGGGATGGGAAGCGAGCAAGGCATCACGCACGCCAGGATACAGGCTTTTCGCGACTTCTCCTTCGGCGGTGCCGTCTTCAAATGAGGCGATGGGCTGCGCGCCAATCTTGATCAATGCGCTTGCGCATAGCGTGATAGCGGTCAGCGCCATGGGGTGCTCTCCGATGTTTGGGGGAAGAAGGGGGCGCGGGCAGGGACCCGCCCGCGCCAGTGCTTGCGCTTATTCCTTGGCGCGCATTCTAACGACACCCGTCGGGTCAATCATGACCGCGCCCTGGGACATCATGTTATTTACGAAATGCGCGGCGCGATCGCCATGCCAGGTGATATCAGTCATCACTTCGCTGGCGACCGCATGGCCAATCGCGGTCTTGTGGTAGAAGTAGCAGTAGCGCAGCGTGCCGGATTTCGTCAGGCCGGAATGCGGCATCCAAAGCGCGCCAAGCCAGCGCTTTGCCTGCGTACCTTTCCAGGGCAACGCGTCATCGCCGACATATTCGGTGCTGGCGAATTCCTGGATTTGCAGCAGTTCGGACCATTGTTTCCAGCCGACAACTGCGAAGCGCTGGCCATCATCCGGCACATCGGCGGCGCCGAGCATTTCAAACGCCATCAGGATTTTCTGCTTGGTCAGGCCGTCCGTATCGGCCAGGCCAATACCAGTGCCCACCGCTTCTTGCATCGCGGCATCAAGGGCAGCGACAATCAGTTCATCGGTCTTACGGCCAAGCGCATAGGCACCAGCATTGGCAATGACACCACGCTCATCAACATTCGTCTTGATTTCATCCAGCTTGTCAATCCATTCGCCAGCGTAATAATCCTGCAGGAAGCATTCGGCATTGCTGTAGGTAAGGTTCATCACCGGCACGGCGCCGTTGCGCGCCTTGGCCGCGGCGGTGCCTTTGCCGACGCGCGGGAAGATGGTGGACGCACCCTTCACATCGGTCTTGCTGCGCACCGTGGGGCGCAGCTTGCTGCCCTGGCGCTGATAGGCTTCGGCGACTTCGGCTTCGAATTGCTTGACGAAAGCGGCTTCAATGGTTCCGGACATGCGGTTACCTGTCTTTCATTGAGGGTTATGGGGAATATCGCCGCACCGGTTGACGCATTGGGCCGGTGTCAGGCGAAGGCACGCCACGCCCTTCAGGGTTGTGTGGCGGTAATGGGGTGGGGCGGGTGCGCGTTCAGGGGTGGCGCGCACCCGCCCCCTTCGGTCGGGGCGAGCCTCCTGTTACTCAAGCCCCGCCGGAAGCCGTTGAGAGCGTGTGCCGTTCACTTTTGTGTACGGCACACGTTCTTAAGGTTTGTTGGAGCGCATTTTCTGAGCCTTCAGATGGTTCCAATTGGCTCGAAAAAAATTTTATGGTTAACTACTTTCTAAACTCGCAACTCTTCAGGGTCAGTCGCCTTGCCGGGCCAACCGCGTTAGGTCATCATCGGCGGGTTCGTGAGCTAGGCATCCGCTCCGAGCGGGTTAACTGGAACCTTCAACCTCGCATGAAAGTTGCGTCGCATGCCCTCAGCCATAATCATCCGACCCGTCACGAGCGATGACTACCCGCAGTGGCGACAACTCTGGGACGGCTACAACGCCTTTTACGGCAGAGCAGGAAACACAGCCTTGCCCGAGGCAATTACGCAAGCCACATGGGATAGGTTCCACAATCAGACTGAACCGGTACATGCGTTAGTTGCTGTAGAGGGCACCCTCGTTGTCGGCCTGGTACACTACTTGTTCCATCGCAGCACAACACGGCTAAACGAGGTCTGCTATCTGCAAGACCTGTTCACGCGCCCAAGTCATCGGGGTCTTCGCATCGCTCCAAAACTCATCGAGGCTGTATATGCAGCAGCGCGTGAGGCCGGAAGTAGTCGCGTGTATTGGCAAACTCAGGCAACCAACGCCTCCGGCCGAGCACTCTACGACAAAGTTGCACACCATGCGGGCTTCATCGTCTACTCGCACGAGCTTTAGTCACGATACTCGAACATGGCTAAGTTTTTCCGGACCCGCCCCCTTCGGTCAGGGCGAGCTATTCATTGCTCAAGCCCCGCCGGATACTGGATCAGCCACCCACCATGCGTCGGAAACCATCAGTGACGCGCTTCACGAATTCCGGTTCACGCGTGCGCCAGTAACGCGGGTCGCGCATCATCTCACGGAGCGCAGCCTCATCAGCAGCCGGCGCAGCATCAGCCTTGCGCGTGACGGCGGGTTCGCCCTTTTCCATCATGCGGTACAGCGCCATCACCCCTTCTGAGGTAGTGGAGAGCGCTTCAAACACCGCATCCGGCAAATTGGCGCGGCCCCAGGCGGAAAGCTGCTGCGCAATGCGGCGGAAGCGTTCTTCACCGCCGAAATGCTCACGCAGTTTTTCCACCTGGCGGTCGGCTTCGAATTGTGCCGCCGCTTCGCCAATCATCGGCAAAAGGCGTTCGGCTGCCAGATCATAGACAAGCTGTGCTTGGGCCGGCGTGAAGCCCGCTTCATGCAGGCGCTTATTCACTTCATCATCAGCGCAGCAAAGATCATGCTTGGGTGTGATTTGGTATTCGTCGGGGCTATCGGGAATGCCAAGGCTGCGACGAAAGCGCTGCACTTCTTCTTCCGGCGCATCAGCGCTGGGCGGCGCCATGCGCTGCGACAGGCGGCGTTCCAATTCGCGGTAGGATTTCAGTAGCGCATCCACGCGCAGCTGGCCCGCTTCTTGGTCCCAGAATTTCTCTGGCACATCTTCGGGGCGCGTTGATGGGTTGGGCTGGTCGCCAAGCGCATTGGCCAGCAGATCCTCGGGCATGGGGCTTACTCCTGATTGGGGGATGAGAGCATTTCGGCAGGCGTGCCGAGGGTGCGGGAAAGCCAACGTGTGGTGGCGGGTATATTGATTTCAGCGACCGCTTGCGGACCAAGGCCACGCAAGGCTTCCAGAAACAGCAGCGCATTCGCTGCATCCGCGCGGCCCTGCACTTGTGCCAGCGGGCTGCGATAGCGCAGCACCGCTTCGCGTCCATCCAGCAGCAGCGGCGCGATATCGCCACGCCGACGCAGGATGGAAATACAGCGCGCGATCAGCGGTGTCAGCAATTCCGCTTGCAGCCGCCCGTACGTGGCACCCAGTAGGCGAGAGGTTTCGGCGGCGCGTTCCAGCACTTCGGTCGCGGTCATGCGCTGGTCGCGCTGCGGGCCGAGTCTATCGGCCAGCAAGGCGGTGCGGATGCGTGCGCGCAGATCATTCAGCACAAGCTGCGAAACATCGAAGCTGCCAGGTGCGGCAAGCGGCGTGAGGCCGGAAGACCCGGGCGCCTTCGGGATGATGGCGCCCGGCACCAGCCGCACGGTGGCTGGGTTCAGCACGCCATCATCTTCTGCTTGCCAAATGCCGGTGACGGCAATGGAGGCATTGGCCAATACCAATTCCACCACCTTATTCGCGGTGCGGATATCAGGCAAAGCTTTCGCCACCGGGCCACGACCATAGCTTTCGCCTGGTGCCTTCAGCCAACGAAAGGCGATGAAGGGATTCTCTGCGAAGCTACCCTCAGCCAGCACGGACGGCGCATCACCATCGGCCATGATGGCCGCGAAGCGATAGCCCGCGCGATCAGGCCAAATAGCTTCAATTACGCGATGGGCGGTTTCATCCACGCTATCGCCCTTGCGGCGCGGCGGCAGGCTGCCTGGAAAGCGCTGGACAAGCGCTGCTTCATTCATGCGAAGCGCGCGAAACACCGTATCCAATCGGCCAGATGGGCCTTCTTCCAGCACTGCATCCTGCATGGGGATGGCGGTGAAACGCAGTGCAGAAGCTTCGCCCGGTGCGGCTTCTTCCACCAGCATCAGGCCGGTGCCGGTGATCACCAGGTCAAGAAAGGCTTGATGCATTTCAAGCGTGAAATTGGAACGATCGAAATGGGTTTGCAGTACCTCGGCCGCTTCTTCCAAAACGGCGGCGGCTTGCTGTTCATCGGGGTCTTGCGTCGGGCGACCGGGGGCAAGGCCGAACCAGCGCGACCAGGGCGGGGTCAGTTCCGCAAGCAAGGATGCGGAAAGCTGTTCCGCTGCATCAGCGGCTGTTGCATCAAACAACGTGGCGCCGCTGCCGATGGGGGGCAGGACGTGATTGTAGCAATCGCGCCAAATGCCTTCATGGCGTTGCCGCGCGGCAAGGGCAGCTTCATAGCGCGCCAGGATATCATGCGGGGTCATCTGCTTCATTCCCCAAGCAAGGAGCGACGCGTTGCGGAAAAATCCGGCATGCTGCCAAGCAGACCGCGTGCGGAGGTTGCGATGGTGCCCGGCAGGCCGCGCGTGGCACGTTCGCGATTTTCAATGCGTGTTTCCGAAGCCACGGCTTCAGGCGAGGGCGCAGGGGGCGGCGCGGCGGGCTGAACGGTGGTTTTCGGCTTCGGTGCTTGGAACAGGCCACCCATGCGCGCGCTTCTCCGAGAAAAGGTTGGCGCCCCGCCAAAAAGCCATGAGCCCGGCGCCTTCTTGTGGAAGAGGCCGGGCCCATGGAAGTTTCGGGAGGAGCGAGAGAGGAAGACCTTCAGGCGCACTTCGCCCGTTGGCGTGAGTTTGATAGCCTAAAGCCAGACACGAGGCAAGATATTTTTCCTAAAAAATTTTCAGGGTGATTTTGCAACCTGTGATAGAGCCCGAATGGGGTCAAAGCGCGTGGCGCATCGGCGCCCAAAAGGGCGCGGCAAAGCGCCACGCAGCTCAACCCAAAGATGGGCGGCAGCAAGCGCGGTGCGGCGGGGCCGGGGGTGAAGGGGCCGCGCAGATGGAAGCCTGCGCGGCGGTAAAAGCCTGGCAGATCGAAGCCCGGGTCAAGCGGCAGATGCGCCACAATCAGCCGGCCCGAAAGCGGGTCCAGCACGGTCCAGCCTTGCGCATCATGCAGGGCGGCGAAGCAATGGCGAAAGCCGCGCTTCAAGGGGTAGAGCCAGGGATGATCAGCGCGTCCACCGAAGAATAGCCAGATGGATTGCGGAGACTCTTCAGTATATGTATGGGAAATACGTGGCTTC